CCAGCAAGTCTCGACTTAAATTGGGTAATGGTTTTTAAACTGGCCATTGGTTAATTTCTCCTATGTAATTAATTATAAAGGTTAAACTCTTCCTGCTACTTCTTCAAAACTGACTCCAGTTCTGGTAGCAACGAAGGATAGAGTTACATAATTAATAGATTTGGTTGGTTTCAAGAAGATGTCTGCACGGAATTCATTATTATCGACCACACTAGGAGTATTGTTAGATTCATCACAAATGACTCTAAAGTCAACCAATCCCCTCTTAGCTTGAACATCTCTCAAGTAAGGTTCAACGATGTTAACAAAGTTTGCACGAGTAATTTCATCATTGAACTCAAAGAGTTGTGCTTGAGCACTTCTTTCAAGTGCTTTCTCAACTGTAAGGAATAAACGACGAACGTTAATCCTATCAAATGCAGATGCATAATTTAATCCTGTCTTATCTCCATAAAGAAGAACACCTGTTCCAGGCTGATTAAGTATTGAGTTAATTCTTGCCTCGTAAAGAAGATCTCTTTGAGACTTAGTAGGATTATATGCAAGTTTGATTGCATTATTCAATACTCCTCGTTGCTGACCAGCAGGTGAGAACCAAGGATACTGTTCGATATCCGTCCTTACCATCAATCCAGCAACATCTGGATTGGTAGGAATGTAACGGAACTGATTATTAAAACGATCATATGTATACTTATATCCCGAATCAAATATTGCATAAGATGAAGAGGATACAGGAGAATAGAATTCAATAACATTATTTGTTTGATCAGTAGTGCTTGTTACATCCACTACATTATCACGATGAGGAGAAATAACTGCAACACAGTCCTTCCTTTCCTCTGCGATTGCAATAAGTTTATTTGCTTTTGCTTGTGACTCATCTTGAGCACCGCATCCTGGCCCCATTATTAAGTAGTTAACATCTGTCTCATCTTTATTTTCAAATAAGTCATAAGCAGCAGAGATATCTCCGAGATTTGCTTTAAACTGACCATTAGCACCAGTAGCAGCGTAGTTAACACCACCACCTAAAGGATAAGTTACATTACCCAACGCATTAAAGATAACTCCTTGAGCATCTTGTCCCCAGATTCCTCCAGCAACTCCGATTGCAGTAAACGAACTTGACTTAACACCAGAAGTTGTTGTAAATCCAGTTGCTCTTGGTTCTGTCTCGAAATAGTTGTCAGCAGCTGATGATGGGTTCCATCCTGCGTATAGATTTTCACTATTCTGAGCAAGATAGTCCTTATAGTAAAGTCTTTCAGGAGAAGCAACAGCAGATATTGCATCGGATGCTTTGGATATTGAAATATTCCTTTCAAGAATACTACCCTGAATACCTGTTAATGAACCTGAATCATCTACCACGACCACATGCATCGCATCGTTTTGACCACTTCTGTCTACACTATACTGGTTAGTAACGGGTTTAGATGCAACTTGTTTCCAATAAATTACACTATTCTCAAGTCCTAATGTCTGTTCATTATACCAATCTTTAACACTTTGAGCGACTCCTACATTCGTATACCCTAATCGACCTGAACCACCGTCAGTGTTAAAACCAGCACTGTTTACAGCTCTGATCTTTACACCACTGGTAAATGATGACTTAGAATCAAATTCACTATAATCAATGTAAGTTTCTGTACCGATTGTAGCACCAGTTGTTTTAACTCTCGAAACAACCTTAACATCGATTGTGCTGTTACCGTTTGTGCTATCAGTGGAGACTCCAGTAATAATACCTTTGATATATCCATTTGCTGTGGCTGTTGTTCCTACCCCCACTTCAGTTCCACTATATGCAGCAGTAACACCTAATCCTATACTAAATCCAAGATCATTTAGATTAGTTGTTGTAATACCGATAATCTGATCTGCCATATCATCGATGGTACAGACCTTTAATCCATTAGCCCATGTACCTGGATTCTTAGCAGCATATGTCCAACCACTCGTTATATCAGTGTAGTTGGCATTATAGTCATCAAAGTTTTTAATCTTTGCTGAGTTAGTAGATGCAATACCTACACCTGCAATTGGAGCACCTGCGTTTGCATTATTGAGGTTTGCACCATCAACTCTTGCAACTTTAAGGATACCACCATATGAAAGGAAGGATGCTGCACTCATCCAATACTCATACTGCCTATCGGTTGATAAGGGTTTACCGTAAGCATTAATTAAATCTTGCTCTGTAGTAATATCAATTGCTTCTTCTACAGGTCCAATTTGGAATGGTCCTGCTAAAGCACCGACATTAGCTAATACGTTATCTGCTCTTCCTACAGTTAGGTCAACCTCCCTAACCACTACTCCAGGAGATAATTGAGGAGTCGCCATATTCTTCTCCGAAATACTCTGATTTATCTAAAAATATTTATTGTTTTTTACATTTTCGACGGGGAAACATGCCGTGAACAATTACCAATCAGGGTAATTCCACTCTGAAAAAGGATTATCTTTTCTTCTAGTTCTTACTATTCTTTGGATAGTGCATACCTTACATTCATAAGAATAAGAAGATGCAACAGGGCCCCTATCTTTATGAGTTCTATAAAAACCCTCAATTAAATTTTTTTCCTCTCCACAAATTCTACAAACTCTATTAGATAACAATAAGTGTCCTAACTTTATTTGTTTATCTATTTCCATCACAATACTTGAACAACCCCTACCACATCTGGTATCTCGTGCATTAATTTACTTTCTATACCCTGCTTCAAAGTCATGGTACTCATAGCACACGTCTCACATGCACCACCTAATTTTACTTTAACGTATCCTGTTTCGTATTCAATTTCATAAAGTTGAAGGTATCCACCATCAGCTTCAATATAAGGAATAAGTTCCTCTAACACTTTGAGTACGTTTTCTTCTGTTAATTCCATTAAGACAAATACTCCCACATATATGATTTATCTCCGTACTCATCTGCTTGAAACCATCTATCTCCTTCATCATCCACAAAACTTGCTTGATCCATTCCATCATCCATAAACCCAAATGGAGCCATATCTTGTTCTATTGCATTCTTTTGTTCTTCATATAATCTTTTTCTTACATCTTGATCAGTAAGTTCTTTAAAGTAATCCTGTGCTACCAACCATGCATAGATTACAAGACACATAGCCAAATCATCATGACATCCTTCCTCTGCTTCAAAGGTATTTCCCTTTTGAATGAATGTAGTAAGTTCACTCATTATATCATAATCACAACTTAGAAGTTTATCAGATTCTATCAATGTCTTTAAATTAAGTGCCCCCACCTTCTTAACTGTCTTGGACATCTTAACTCCTAACTGGGTTTTCTTACCTGAGAATCCCTGACCTACAATCTGTCCTGCTCTCCCTCGCATAGAACACATAAGAAGATTTTTATATTCTAAATCAAAATTTAATATAGATGCTACTTGATCTCCCACATCATTTACTTCACATAAAACAAATGCATCATTATAACTTTTTCCTACTTCCTCAATAATACTTGGAAAAAGCATAGCTTTAATTTCGTTATTCCTATACTTTGCAACAACGGCATGAGGAAACTCTGTAATATCAACTACGATGAATGC